TCCTACTAACGCAGCAGAGCGTTATCTTTATCAGTCTGCCAAGCAGCTTTTAAATACTTCTCCTGCCAATCTTTTAGTAACCAGAATGCCTTATGGATCTGGTGCTGGTGCTGGTTATTCCAACCAATACACTGCTTTAGTTTATCCTATTTCTTCCAATGCAGCAACATATGCAACATCAAGTGCATTTAATGTTTTAGCTCCTAAGTCAATTCTTTTAACTGATGCACAATATACAGCAGTTTTAGAAAATAACGTTACATGGGGAACAGGATATTCTTCAACTAATATTCAGTCCTTCAGTGATCTCTCAAACTTTGGTGGTATTATTGTACTCAATTCTGCAAAAACAACTATCGATGATCTTTATCAAGGTTATTATATCGGTCTTTGTGATAATTCCAATGCAAACCCTGCTACAGATTTTACTTCTATCACAGGAGTTCAAGCAGCAAATACAATTGTTAATGGAAATTATCAAACATTCACAACAGTTCCTTCCAGCCGTTTCAACTTCAGTTTAACACAAGCTTTCTCCGCTGGCGGAAATAGTATTTCACAGATTATCGAGCAGTACCCAACCGCTTATAATTTTGGTTCCAGTTTCTACAATGACTGCTTGACCCTCATGGTATTCAAGATCCAGACTTCAATTTATGCTCAGAACACAGTTGTTCTTACAGCAGCAGTAAATGAAGGTTATACTGGTTCTCTCTATGCTAATAGAACCCAGAATAATCCTCTCGGAGGAACCCCTGTTAGCTTTAGCTTACAAAATGTATCAAACCAAAATTCTAGCGATATTAAGGTTGTTATCAATCCTAATATTTCACAGACAGGTGTTTGGACAAATCCAGACGGAACTACCGCAAAATCTGTTAGAGTTGATAACAGTGCTAAAAACCTTTATTCCGAAGGTGTTTATGCTGCTTCAACAAATGCAACAGCAGATGACGTTGGTAACATTCCTCAGAAGCTCCAAACAATCCTTCAAAAGATTGATGACTTAGATCTTTCGCTTGATATAACATGCGAAGCTGGTCTTGGAACAATCTGGGTAGGAGCAAATACATACTATCAAACTAATAGTGCAGTAAATGGTGCATATGTGTTTGATGAAACACTTCCTGTTGATACATCAAATTTACAGTTACAAACTGGTTCAATCGTCGGTGGTCTTGCATACAATGCATACCAAGCAGTTGCTACTCAGTTTGTAACATTCGCAGAACAGACAAGAAAAGATCACATCTTTATTGCTGATCCTCTCCGTAATATTTTCGTACAAGGTGCTAATACAAAGGTATCTTCTACTCCCGGATATAACTTCTCACAGCTTATCTACTGGCCCCTCCAGAACCTTTATACAGCAAATAACACTAGTTATGCTGCTACATATGCTAACTGGTTACTCGTAAACGATGTGTGGGCAAATAAGAATGTTTGGATTCCACCTTCCGCATGGGTTGCTGGATTAATCGCCAGTGCTTCACAAGCTGGTAATCCTTGGGATGCTCCAGCAGGATTCACCCGTGGAACTCTCACAAATGTTCTCGACATTGCTGTAAATCCTTCACAGAAACAGAGAGATCTTCTCTACAAGATCAATCAGAATCCGATTGCAGTATTCTCTGGAGACGGAATCGTGGTATTCGGTCAGAAGACCCTCTACACCTTCCCATCCGCTTTCGACAGAATTAATGTAAGAAGACTCTTCTTGGTTCTTGAAAAAGCTACTAGAAAAGCTCTTAGATACTATGTGTTCGAGCCTAATACCTATACGACACAAACTCGTCTGGTTAATACCTTAACACCTATCTTCAACAAAGCTTTAAATAGCAATGGTCTCTACGCTTACAAGATTGTCTGCGATAGTCGTAACAATCCTCCAGCAGTAGTGGATAGCAATCAACTTAATGTAGCAATCTACATCCAGCCAGTAAGAACCGCTGAATTCATCCTCTGTGACTTCATCGCAACACAAACTGGAGTTAACTTCAACGAAATTATCGCACAAGGTACTTTTTAATGGAGTAATCGATTAACACAAAGATAAATATTTAAAACATATGGGAAACTTATTCGCAAACCAAGACATCCAAGGCTTCTTCCAGAACGCCATTAACAAAGACTTCGCTCGTACTAATCTGTTTCGTGTTGTCAGCATCGAAACACCAGTAGTTACGTTCGACGAAACGGATTTAGTTTACATTACTTCTACAACCCTTCCTGCAAGAGCTATAACAAACATTTCCGTACCTTTTATGGGTCTTAAATTTAATGTTCCCGGAACAGCAACCTATCCCGGAAGTGAAGGATGGCAAGTAACTTTCAGAGTTGGACAAGATCTTCAAGTTCGTAATAAACTCGAAGCATGGTCACGTTCTATATTTGATGATGCTACAAGTACTGGTGCGTATAATACTGGTGCTTTAGGAAACGTATCACTTGCTCTTATGGATAAGTTAGGTGCTCCTATCGCAGCTTATAATCTGATCGGTGCATATATCCAGAATATTGGAACTTGGACATTAGATACAACTACAGATGGTGCTATTGTAACTTCCCAAGCTACTATTGCTTATCAATATTGGACAAACGCCGCAATTCCTTAAAGGCTAATAGCTCTGTTTAGAATAAGTATTCTAAATGGCTACTAAAAGTCCTTATCATTATTATAATGAAATATTAAGCAAATGGCCCACAGCCATTGCTCCTGTAAGTCAATGGTTTGTTCAGTTTGATTTTTCTGGAGCCAATATTTTAAATAATAATTTTAATTATATTAATAGCTTAGATACTGCTGATCTTGAGTCTAATAATTTATATTGGAATTTTTCTCAACAAACAACACAAAATTTATTAGGATCTAATAATCAAGCATCTAATAATTTTATAGGATGTGTATTTGCTAGAGATATTGCAATTCCACGAGAATCAATAAAAGCATCAAATGAAGGATTAACATACGGGGGATATCAAGCACCTGCCGTTGCGAGTGAAAGAGAAAAATATAATAAATTAAAAATTACATTTAACGAAACTAATAGTTCTTTTTTAGATTTTATAATAAGACCTTGGATAGTAAATGTTGGATATTTTGGATTGGTAGCAAGAGATTCAACTTCAGAAAAAGCAGTAAAAGCTAATCATATTCAAGCATGTTATTTAGGAAAAACAGGAGGAAATAGTTCTTCATCCCCAAATATAAGAAAAATAATAAGCTTTTTTAATGTAGCTCCCGTTGAGATTGGATCATTATCTTCACAATATCAAGCAGAAGGTTTACAATATGCTTCGGTTGATTTTGTATATGACTATTATACCGTATCAGATCCAACTAATGGTAGCATGATAAACAAATAGACTTTTAAAAAGTTCCTTTTAAATAAAACAATGGATTATTTTTTATATTCAGTAGATCTTCCTTTTTCTCAAAAAAAAATATTTTATAGAGAAATTAATTCGAGAGAACAATTTTTATTGGCTAAATTTGCTTCCTTACACCCATACGGAAAAGAAAATGATATTGATTTTTTTATTGCATTAAATAAAATAATTTTAAACTGTGTAGAAAATAAAAAAGATTTATTAGAGCTTAACATTGTTGAATATATATTATTTCTTTTAAAAATAAGAATATTAAGTTTTGATAATTTTTTGGAATTAGAATTAAATCCAAATTCAGAAAAAGAAATGAAAGAAAAAATCTCTATAGATTTGAATACTTTTATGAAAAAGTTTTATGAAGCATCTTCCAAATTGATGGAAAATAATATTATAGAATATAATGGAATTTATGTGAATTTATCTTGGCCCGATACTAAAATTGCTATTTCTTTTTTAGAAAATGAAAATATTGATATTTCAACAACTTTTGTTGAATATATAAAATATTTAAAAACAAAAGAAAAAACAATAGTATTAAATAATTTTACCAAAGAAGAAAAAAATAAAATTTATGAAAATTTGCCTTCAAAACTACAAGTTTTAATTTTTGATAAAATAGTAAAAAGTATAGAAAATTTATTTACAGAAAATCTTTTTAGTATTAAATCTTTAAATTGGCTAAATTTTAATTTTTATAACAATATTTATTTATATTTTATAAAACTTCTTTTTTCAAGTGATATAAAAGGACTTTATCAGCAGTATTATGTTTTTGCTTCAAAAAATATAAATTTATTTTTTATAGATAATATGACTACTGCTGATAGAAAAGTTTTTATGTCTCTTATAGAGAAAGAGCTTGATAATAAAGAAGATCTTATGAATAATCTTAATAGTACTTCAGAAGGAATGACTCCTTTAGAGTCTCTCGTAGATGAATTTGGAGGATAGTTGGGTAATTATCTGTATGTCTGATAAAATTTTAAATTTCACCGAAGCTCTTTTGGAACTTGAAAATGTTTCAAAAGAAAAATTTACATTAAATGTTTGGATTCCTTCGCAAAAAAAAGAATTTAAAATAAAAGAAATTAATATCAAGCAACAAAAAAGTTTGTTGGAATCTTTTTTAGGATCATTAAATTATAAAAGTACATTTTCAAAAGTTTTTTTTGAAATAATAAAAGAAAATTGGTTAGAAGATTCAGAAATATTAAATGAATTAACAATCGTTGATAAGGCTATGCTTGCTTTTTATAATAGATATAATCTATCGAATGAATTTGAGATAAATTTAGAAGACGGTAAATTAAATGTAAATCTATTAGATATAGTAAACAAATTAAAAGAATATAATCATCCAAAAAGTAAAAAAATTTCTCATACAAATAATGGAATTACTGTTGAAGTAGAAACTTGTGTACCAATTTTTAAACAACAAGCAGAAATAGAAGATTATATTTTTAATAATATCCAAACAGACGATGAAGAAAATCTTATTAAAGAAATAACATCAAATTCTTTTGTTTGCGATTTTGCTAGTTATATTAAAGAAATAAAAATTGATCATGATAGTTTTGGTTATAATTCTTTAACAATTCAAGAAAAAATACGTTTAGTAGAAAATCTTCCAGCCGCTTTAGTAAAACAAGTTTTTGATGAAATTTTTGTAATAAAATCTTCTATAGAAGATATTTGTACAGTTAAGGATGGTAATTTATCTAAATTTATAGAAATAAACGGGGCATTGTTTATGTAAACAAAACTACCTTTAAATCAGTTATAAATATTAAGTATTTATATGGCTGATGACCAGTATAATCAAAAAGTAGAAAAACTTTCTCAAGCAAAAGGAGAACAAGATAAGACTTTTATTGATTATGCCAAACTTGCAGGATTTAAATTTATGCAGGGAGGAGAATTGATAGGATCGGCAATAGGAGAACCAAATAATCCTATTAATAATTATTTAGGAGCAGGGATTGAAGGAGGACTTTTGTTTCCTAAAGTAAGAAAAGCATTGTTAGCTCCTAGTACTTCTATTTTATATAGCGGAGGAACAGCAGTTGCTGGTATTGGTACTGGAATATATGATAGGCTATATAATAAAAACACTTCTTCTAGTGTTGATAATTTTGATATTACTACGGGTGCTGGAATAAAAAGATCAGATGTAGCAAAAGATACCGCAATAATTCTTCAAGGTTTAAAAAATTATAGGGATGCGGTTTCTGGGACTGGTGTTTTTAAAACTACAGAAGGGGCTGAAATTCCTAGTTCGGTTAGTTCTGTTGGCGAAACTTCTTCAAAAACAATTGCTGCTCTTAGGAGCAAAATATTTGAGGCTATGAAATCTCCCATTTCAAGTTCTCCGCTTTTATATGGTAAAACCCCCCAAGAAGAATTAGCCGATTTATTAACAGATTTGGAGAAAAAAACTAGTATCAGTGCTCCTGCTCCTAAAGTTGAAGCTCCAAAAAAATCTATTATTACTAAAGCTAAAGAGGCTGTAAAGAAAAAGATTACTGCCGGTCCTAAAAAATATGGAACAGTTCCTAAAGAAAGATTAATTGAAAGAGGCAAAGAATTGGAAAAAAAATTAATTGAGCCTAAAATAAAAAAAGAAATAATTAATAAACCAAAACCAAAATTACCCCCAAAACCAAAATTACCTTTTAAATCATATAGTAAGGCTTTATCTGAAATTGAACAAGCAAAGCTTAAACCTAAAGGTTCTATAAAAATATTACCTTCTTTTCCCGAAATCCCATCTTCTCAATTTTTTCCGGAATTAGAACAAAATGCAAAAAACGCAAAAACTTGGGCTGATTTAGCTAAACAAAAACAAGAAGGAGAAATAGCATCTAAACTTTCTGAAGTTCTTTCAAAGACTAGTAAATTTACTTTTTTAGCAAGAGGTTTAGCAGAAAAAATACCCATTATAAGTGCTGGTTTAGATACTGCCGAAGCTACTAGATATCTAATTCAAGGAGATATAGTAAGCAGTGCAATAAAAATATTTGAAGCCGCAGACCAAGCTACTTGGTTTATACCCGGAGCAGGAGTAGCTGCGGGATATGCTACGATTCCTTTGAATTATTATTTGGACAGGATGGTTGCTAAACAAAGAGAAAAATTTTTAAAGAAAAGAGAAGAACAAACAAAAAATCTAGCGTCCTCGGAGTTTGCTGCAAAACCTAGTCCAGTTCCTACTCCAACTCCAAAACTTAAATCAAAATCTAGATATGATAATATTGTTTTCCCAGAAGGTAATACATCAGAACCTCCAACAGATAAAGGATTACTAGATAATAAAGTAGTAACTTTTACTTTAAAACCTATTACTCCAACACCAACCCCAACACCAAAACCGACACCATTAGAAATACCTCCTATAAGTATTCCTAGTATAAATGTTCCGCCCGAAGAAATTCCGGTTCCTTCCGTAATCACCCAAACTAATGCATTAGAAACCCAAAAAATAACACCTAAAACTGAAACCACAGCAATGACTCCTTCATCTACTACGGTAAATGGAGGATCTACCACAAATGCTACTATAATTAATAATAATAATATGTCTAAATCAATCCCACAAATAAGAGAAGATCATAGAAGACATACTAATAATTTAGGTGCATACGGAATATACTAATATATGAACCCAACATCAATAAATAATCCTCTTTATACTGCAACTCCTAGTAGCGGAGATAATGCAGGATCTGTTGATATAAAAGTAACAAATAATAGTGGTTTAATTGATATTGTTAATAACTATGCTTGGAAAAATAAAATAGGAGGAAATACTGATGAAGTTCCTTATTTATATGCAAGAGAATTTACTTTACAATGGGGACAAGTTCTTAGAAATTTTGCAAGTTTATGGGATTCTGCCAAGAATTATTTAAATGCTTCAGACCAAAAAGGATCAACTGGCGGATTTAAAGATACGGATTTTAAAAACGATCCTTATGGGCAATTATATTCAGTAACATCTACAGGATTTAGTTATATTTTTCCTTATATAATCAAACCAAATTCTTCTTTAATGGGTAAAACTACAAATGATTGGAAAACAATTAATACTCAAAATCTAGTTAAGCAAGCCATAGGAGGTACTGTTGGACTTGGAAGTAAAACGTTGGGAGATTTGGTAGCCTCTGCACCAGTATCTTTTCAACATGGTATAGGAATAGGTGTTGAAGACATAGTATATTTTGAAAATACTGGAAGAAGAGCAATAAAAATATCTTTTCCTTTGTATAACACTATTGATGTACAATCTGCTAAAAATAACTATTATTTTGTATCTCTTTTTAAGTTACAAAACTTAAAAACTAGAAATACAATAACAACCTTTACACCACCAAAAGTATATCAAATTGAAATGCCCGGTGTAGGAGGTTTTTATATGCCATTAGCATATGTTAAGGAGTTTGATGTAGAATCTATAGGAACTACCAGACTTATGTGGGATGGTTCTTATCAAGAATTTGGTAATTCGGCTAATGGTATTAATCATAAAGCTGGTGTTCTGTTACCAGAAGCTTATAAAGTAAATATTACTTTTGAAGAAGTCGTTCCAGAATCCGCAAACATTTATATGGGTGCTATTGGAGGAGACAAAATTCAAATTGCAACAGGACTATGAAACAAGATAATTTTAAAGATTTGCCAAAAATATCTGGATACAGATACGAAAACTTTTTCAACATTTATACAGATAATGATGGATTTAAGTTTTATAATCTATTATGTTCTATAAACTTGTTTCCTGCTAATAATTCTTCGGCAGAAGATACATATGTTGTAAAATTTAACGATACTTGGGCTTCTATTTCTTATAATCAATATAATACAATGGATTTATGGTGGTTAGTTTGTGCTTATAATCAGATTAAAAATCCGGTACAAAAACCTCAAAGCGGAACTGTTTTAAAGCTTTTAAAGTCTTCTTTTGTTTCTACGGTTATATCCTCATTGCAAAATCAACTTTCTAGATAATATATACTTTTGGGCGTTTTTTATAAATATTAGATAGTAATGGCTAGAAAACCCAAAGATGAAACGATAGAAGAGTATGATAATGAAGATATCTTGGTAGATGGAAAATTCTATCAAGGAAATGAAAATATTCTTCGTAAAGATGCTACTTTTAAGTGGACAGAAGAGATGTTGGCAGAAGTTAAACTCTGTGCCAAAAGCGTTTTGCATTTTGCTGAAAAGCACTTTTTTATCATAACAGAAGATGGTAAGCAAAGAATTGAATTGTACAAATACCAGAAAAAGCTTTTAAAGGCTTTTAAATCGAATAGATTCAATGTGGTACTTTCCAGCCGTCAGAGCGGAAAAACGACTACAATCACCATTTACGCTCTTTGGTTGGTGTGTTTTCAATCGGATAAGAGAGTTACTATCGTAGCTAATAAAGAGTCCACAGCAAAAGAAATTTTTGCCAGAATTAAAATGGCATATGAACAGCTTCCTGTTTTCTTAAAACCACACATTAAGTCTTGGAGAAAAGATGGTCTTAACCTTGGTAATGACTCATCTATAACAATCAGTACAACATCATCGAGCGGTCCTCGTGGTACTACAAGTAATCTTTTGATCATCGACGAGATGGCTCACTGTCCAGATGATCTTATGAAGGAACTTTGGAAGTCTGCACTGCCTATTATTTCTTCGATGAAGAAATCTCAAGTTGTAGTTATTAGCACTCCAAATGGAGTTGGTAATAAGTTTCATGAATTATATCTAGAGAGTAAGAAAGAAAATAGCGAATGGAATTTAGAAGTTGTTAATTGGTGGGATGTTCCGGGTAGAGATGAAGAATGGAAAGAAAAAGAAATAAGAAGAATGGGATCAAGGGAAGACTTTGATCAAGAATATGCTTGCGTTTTCCATGAACCCGGAAAAACTGTTGTTGATAGTGAATATTTAAAAGAATTGCTTTTAAATTGTATTGATCCAATATTAGTCAACGATGACGGTGCATATAGAATATATAAACTACCTAGACCAGAATCTTTTTATGTAATAGGAGTTGACGTTGGAGAAGGCATTGGAAGAAGTAATACAGTTGCTCAAATTCTTGATGTATCTAATCTTCAAAATATTGAACAAGTTGCTGTCTATGCAACAAACTCGATGAGTCCTTATCATTTTGGAACAAAACTACTAAGCATATTAAACGATTGGGGAAGACCTCCTATTCTTATTGAAAACAACAATAATGGTATGGAAGTTTTAAATGTTCTGTCTCGCACTCATAGTTATGAAAATATAGTAACTTATAATTTTGAGGGAATGAGCAAACATTATAATAATGAAAATAGATTAGGTATTCATAACCATACAAATACAAAATATAAGGGAATTACTAATTTTAGATATTGGGCAGATAGTTTAAAGGCGGTTAAGTTTTATGATAAAGATACCGTTTTGGAAATTGGAAATTTTATCCGTCTACCTAATTTTACTTTTACAAAAAAGAATGAAAAAGAATTAGATGATAGAGTATTCGGTTTAATTTGGGCTCTTTTTATTTTAGATCCTAGTTTAGTAGGTAGATATTTTCTTATAAATGAATTAGATGAACAGGGGAGACCAATGAAAATAAATCCCTTTTCCGATAATACAGATTTAATTAAAGCTAGTCCTCTTCTTATAGGCGGTGGAGCATCGACCATAGCCAAAAGAACCGCTGGTGTAGTTCCATACACGCACATAGGCGGAGACAATTTTATGCAAGGGTTTGATATATACTCCGAAGACAGAGAGAATCTTAGACTTTGGTTAAATTCTATGGAACCAGATAGAATGAAACCGCCGATTGAACACGATGATACGGGTAAGTCTTCTATGGACACATTTTATAATCCAACCATTTTATTCTAAAATATGAGCACAATGAACCAAGCAGTACTAAACAGAGCAAGAAAAGACAAATTTCTATTTGTTTTAGACATTCCTAATGCTTTAAAGAATATTGAAGATCCTGTGTTACAATCAAGTTATACAGCAGACCCTATTGAATTTACTATAGTTGGATCTCCTGTTCCTAAGATATCAGTTCCTTCTAAAGAAGTTCCTTTCGGAGGACAAACTTACCATGTTTCTAGTTTAACTCGTCCTACATATGGCCCTTTCAGTGTTAAATTTTTATTAGATAATGGTTATCAAAACTATTGGATACTTTGGAATTGGTTAAATTTATTTAATGATAATACTACAAGTACTTCTCAACTAACACAAGTTAATAATGGATATGTATCCAATCCAATGTCAGATTTTACATCAAATTTTACCATATATACTTTAGA